CGTGATCGATGGAGAAGGCACCTTTGCAGGGGGAAGGGAAATATCAGGAATCTTAGCGCTTTGACAAAAAAATGTCAGGGAAGGCGCTCGCATGATGGTGAAATAATAATTTAAAGGCGAAGCTAAGTTAAGAGTTTGTGGGTTGTTGTCGAGTTCGGTCGTCATTTTTCCTCTTTTTGGGTATTTATTTTGGTTGACAAGGCCGATTTTTTGAAATATGAATTGCAGCATGGAAACCGTAAAGGAACTGTGAAATGGCCATAGCGTTTGGAGGTCTTGCCGCATTGATTTTTATCTGCGTCAGCCTCTCTCCGAATGTGGATACTCCAGAATATACCGAAGGGGTAAGCGACAAAGAAGACGTGGCGATTGTTATCGGCTTTTTTTGTCTTGCTGCTACCGTCGTTTGTGCAACCATGAGGTGGTGAAATGTGGACTTTTATTTTTCTGTTGGCGGCTATTGCAACAATGGTTGGTCTTGGCCTTATTCCTAAGCCAAAGAAATATGTAGAAAATATATTTCTTTCGTTTTGTTGGTTTTTTATTATTGCGATATGTTTTTGTGCAGGAATGAGGTGGTGAAATGTTGACTGTAACTTTTGGGTTAGCCGCTCTCGCCGCGATGGTCGGCTTTTGCATTATTCCAAATAATATTGTAAAATATGCAGGAGTTAAACCAGTGGAGAGAAATCCTGATATGCAGGATTTAGCATTCTGTGTGATTTACCTCTGCATCGTTGCGATGGTCATTTGTGCTGGATTGGGGTGCTGAAATGAGCTTTTTTGTCGATTATCAGCCGAAGAGCAAGCTTTGGCGCTTCAAGGAACATTGGTATGGCGATACCGGCTCGTATAAGCAGGGTCGTATTTCCGCCAATGTGCAGGATATGGATGGCGACGGCTCAACGTGGTCCGTTCTCTTCGATGACGCTATTATCGCCGCTGGCGAGGTAGGTCCGTATATCGATGGAACGCCTTGCGATGATTTTCATATCGCCATTCAGAAGGTGGAAGAAATTCTAATTGAGAAAGGATATTTGGTACCATGAAAAGTCGCTACGATACGGTTCATGATCGCTATTACGTTCTGGTCACTGATGTTGACGATGGAGTCATTTTGATTGCCGATAGCGGTTGGACGCCGCCTGACTCGCCTGACGCCGTTCCTGACTTCGAGGAAGGCGAAGAATTGGTTGTAAAATCTGATCCGGGGCGCTATAATTTCTATGTCGAAGGAAAGAGCGGCGCGAAGGTCTATCTCCTGGAATTGTGGGAGGTTGACGAAGTGACGCAGGAGAATTTCTTTTATGGACTTTATTTGAAGGAGAAAGAAGTGAATAGGTTTGGGATGGAATGTTATATTTTGAAAAATTAAGTTTTCATTCCTCTTTTCCATCCGTAATTTAGATACTTGTCAAGTTCCAATGGATTTATTTGTTTCTTATTTTTCCCGTCATTGATCCAGATAAATCCTTTGGTTGTTGCATTTCTCTCGCCTAGGTCCTTTCTTTTTAGACCGAGGGTAGGGCTTTTGTAACCATTTTTATACTTTTCAATTAAAAGTTTTGAACGATAAATTTTTTGATCATCAGACCATTTATTATTGTAGTTGGGGTTATCTTCTCCTGAATACATTTTACGATAATATTCGCGCTTTTCTTCTGTCCATCGAACATTGTTGCCGCCTTCTCCACCTTCACTAAGATTTGTTAGTATTCCAGTATTGTTAACTTCACGTCCATAGAAGGCGATTAATTCTTGCTCTAGAAAGCAAGCTTCTTTATTAGTTAGTCCTGATTGATATATTTCTATTGGAGGGTTGTATCCAGTTATAGCTCTGATTGTTTGAATGGTATTAAATTTATGTTTGTTGGTGGAGTCCTTTTCCTTCAGATGTTCAAACATTCTATCATTTTTACCTTTACCGATGTAGAATGGTTGATTGTTTTTTAGAGGATTTAGATAAATGTAGACGTAAAAATTGTTTGACAACTAAATTTCCTTTTGTTATTTTGTATATTTATTAACCTATGGAGAAAAAATGACATTTAATCACAAAACAGGCAGATTATTTTTAGATATGGACGGCGTTCTAGCCGATTTTGATAAGGCCGCTGTTCCTATGATGGATGGTATGGACCCTGCGAATTTTGAGGCGGCGCGCGGCTCTGATGAGTTTTGGAAGCGCATTCATACCAATCCGAATTTCTTCCTTGATCTGGATTTGATGGAAGACGCCTTGGAGCTTTACGACGCTGTGAAGCATTTGCGTCCCGTCATCCTGACAGGCATTCCAAAGGAAATGGAAGGCAACGCCAATCAGAAGCAGGATTGGGCGCTGAAGCATTTCGGCAAGGAACAATTGATCGTTTGTTGCCGTGCAAAAAAGAAGTCGGATTATTGCCTTCCTGGCGACGTGCTTGTTGACGATAGAACGGTCTATAAGCATTATTGGGAGCGCAAGGGCGGCGTTTATGTCGTTCATAAGAATGCTAAAAATTCGCTTGACCAATTGAAAGAGTTAGGGGTACTATGAAAACAATTTATTTGGTGAAGTATCTTTCCATGGATGAAAATGTGATTGCCTTTGTTGATAAGGAAATCGCCTCCGATTATGTGGAGAGAATGAATAAAAGAAGTAAGGAATTGCCTGATAATGGGTTGCCAAGGATTAATAATCCATTTACAATGTCAGAGGTAATTCTGAACGAAAGAATTAAGGATTAAAGGAGAGATATTATGGATCGGAAGGACGTTGAAAAGATTTTCAGGAAGGTGGATGCCATCAATAGCGTTTTGGCGCTTGATGTTCAAATCGTGAAGGGCTTCCGCGATGGTCGCGGCTATTTTATCGAGCTTCCTGACTGCATTTATACTTCTATTATGAATAAGAAGAAGTATTATATCACGATCAAGACGTATTCTCACGTCAATTTCATTCTCAAGAATTTTGATCGTTTGATGGAATTTGAAAGCGATATGGCGACGATTTTGCTTGACGCCTTGGAAGATTAAGTATAAATAGAATAAATAATGATGCGCGGTGGACAAGTCTGGTTTAAGTCGTCGGTTTCATACGTCGAAGATCGAGGGTTCAAATCCCTCCTGCGCAACCAATTTTCTATCAGGGTAGACGTAGGGTTAGAATACTCCTGGCCTTGGAAGCCGGGCAATCTGGGGCAGCGCCAGATACCCTGACCAATTCTAAATAATTAGAGTTCCGGGTGGAATAGACTTCTCCGTTTATGGATGGGTTGAACAAGTCTCGCGAAAATTTGCGATCAGGCATCAACATATCTCTAGATTTATTAAGAAATATGATGTAGAATTCTATAATTCATGTTATAAAAGAATGAAAAATTAAGGAGGAATTTAATTGTATAAAGAATGGCTTGAAAATTATACAGAATATGATTATTTTAAAGAGAAAGCTCACAAGGGAAAATACGATAAGCGTTTCTTTGGCCTGTGCGAGGAAATCAAGGATTGGTCTGGTGATACTTCCCGGCATATTGCAGCGGTGATCGTCGGTCCTGATGATGAAATCCGTTCTACTGGCTACAATGATCTTCCCAGAAAGGTAGAAGATAAGCCAGAACGGCGCTCCAGGGAAAATAATCAGAAATATTTGTTTACAGAACATGCGGAGCGCAACGCAATTTATAATGCGGCTCGCGTAGGAATTCCCTTGAAAGGTTCACGAATTTATTGTAATCTTTTCCCTTGCGCTGATTGTGCGCGGGCAATCATTCAGTCAGGAATCGTTGAATTGAATACTTATCAAATTCCTGAGAATGATCGTGCCGAATATGGCTTTAAGGAAGCATGGACAATGCTTGATGAGGCTGGCGTGAAGATCAATTATCATACGAAGGAGGAATCGTGATTAAGTCGTCTGCGAAGTTGTTTATTGACGCGCCTGCTAAGAAGTATCCATACCTCGGATATTATAATAATTTCGGTAATGAGTTTATTGTCTTTTTTTATCAAGAGGGTTGCGGCACGGTTATAAATAATAGAAAAGGAGAAGAGGCTATAGCTCATAAGGTTGGAGAATATTCTTCAAATTGGTGTGAAACAGAGTTCAAGCCATACTTTGGCGAGGTCACGATCAGTAATAGATAAAATATTCCGGTTAAGCTATTAAGCTAAGTTAGTAATAAACGTATTTATCCCTTGTGTAGCTCACTGGAAGAGCGGCTGACTGAAGATCAGCGCGTAGGTAGTTCGATTCTACCCCTCGGGACCATTTCTTAGGAGATTTGTTATGAAGCTTGAAGAATTTGAAATGCTGAAGGATTGGGTTGATAACAAAGTTCGGCTAATGATTGAAATTAGCAAGCTCAATCCTTACGACGTGCATCGTTGCATGGATTTGTCTAAGCAGCTTGAGCATAATGATAAGATGGTTGAAGATTTTTTGAAGAAATCCCATGGGAACTGAGACAGATGGGAAGTCAATTGGCCTACACCCAATTATGAAGAGGTTCGATCCCTCTAGTTCCTACCAATTTTAAGGTTTAGAAAGAAAGTTATATATTAATGAAACCTAGATATTATTGTTATATTTTCGTTGACCAAAACAATGTCGAGCCGATTTATCAAGCGGTCCAGGCGGCGCATGTCGCGATGGTGATTGGTCAGAAGATGGATAAGAAGTTTGACGCTTCCAAGCTCTATTATCAAATCTGCAAGGTGCCTGAGTGGCAGAATATCGAAAGCCTAGCAGGACGTTTGCTTTTCGACGGCTTCAAGGTCGAATATTTCTATGAGCCTGATCGGGATCGCGTCATCGCCATAGGGATTCATCCCGTCAGGTCGGATAAGCGCGAGAAACTACGTCAATATCAATTATTGTCATTTTAACAAAGGAGAGTGAAATGTATTCGACAGTTAATGTAATTCCTAGGATAGAACCTGAGAGAAAATATCCTTATCTTGGAAAGAGTAAAGATTCGTCAACAGAATATATTTATGTGCTTTTCTACAAAAAAAATTGTGGAACTGTGGTTTTTTCAACGAAGGAAAAAAACCAGTTGGATATGTTTATGATTTATGGAATGAAGATGCTTTCGAAGTTACTCCAAATAGGGTTGTTTTAGGAAATGACTAGTGCAAAAGAAGAACTAACAGAACGCATCCGAAAGATGGTGAATGACGGCTTGCGGGATTTCAAGGTCACATGGGCTCCAGAAGCCGCCGATCTAACCGAAGAGGAAAGAGCCAAGCATATGCTTGAAGTGTTTGACGCAATAGATAAGTATAACGCTCTTTCAACCGAAGAAAAGATGCGCCTCGCGATCAAGGACGCATATGAGCAAATGTTCTATTGCCTCAAGATGTTATCCTACAATCGCATCAGCGAAGTTTCTCAGGAAGAATTGGAAAGAAGAATTTCAAAAGCTTGGGGAAGGTTGGATGTTAGCCTTCTTCCTCTCGGAAATTGGTTGACAGAAGAAGAGAAGCATGAGATAAGAGGAAATATTAGGGAAACTGCTAGAATTAACAATGCAGAAGACCTACTATAAATAAAAAAATAGGGGGATGGTGTAGTGGTAGCACAAGTGGCTCCAACCCATTTAGTCTGAGTTCGATTCTTAGTCCTCCTGCGTTAGGGTAGCTCAACGGGAGAGCACTCGACCGATAATCGAGAGGTTGAAGGTTCGAATCCTTCCCCTAACACCAATTTAAATTATGAAAGGAAAGAAAATGAAGAATGCGCCGAAAGGCACGAAGGTTGTATGCGTAAATCCTGATTGGGGTGGCTCTCTTAATGGAAAAGGAGCTACTTATACTTTGAATCGGGATTACGAAGAAGGTGATGAATACGTTGAACTTAAAGAAAATGGTGGTGCGAAATATTATTATTGGAGGTTTGAGGTGGTTGGAGATATTGATAATATTAAAGGAAATACAAAGGATATTATCCCGGCTGGGACGAAGGTAAAGTGCATCGATAATGATCGTGCTCCTATTCCACTTGTAAAAGGAAAACTTTATACCCTGCATGATGAATATGCCAAGGGCAAGTGTCATTGTATTATTAATTCAGAAAAGGGTAATAATTATTTTACATTATCGGTTGATCGATTTGAAGTTGTCTCTCAAGATGAAAAATATTATCTTCATTCCTTGAGAAATTATGGACTAGTTGGTCCATTTTCTTCAGAAGAAGCTGTGCTTAAGCATATCAATGAAGAAAACTATAAGAAGGATAGTATAAGTCTTCTGAAATTCGTCAGAGAAATTGAATGTAAGGAAAGGGTTGAGTGGGTTTGAGTCTTGATTGTATCACCATTGGGGACAGCATAGCGACTTATCAGGGACTTGGCGGCGCATTGCATTGCCAAGTCCTAGCGGTTAAGGGAATGTCAAGTTCTCGAATCGTCCAGGAAGCTGAGCAAAGTTCTCCCCATGAGGTTTGCATTATTTCCGCTGGATCAAACGATCCCCTGAATATTAATCTTCGGAATAATCTTGAGGCGATTCGGAAAAATGTAAATTGTAAAATTGTCGTTTGGGTGAAGCCAGCCAATCATAGAGCCTCCGCGATTGTCGAGGCGGTTGCGCAGGAGCATAATGATAAAACAGTTCAGGTCGTCCCTGGTCGTGATCACGTTCATCCAAGAAATTATAAGAAGTTAGGCAAGCAAATTCTAGGAGAATTGAATGTTTGATTATTATAAAGGACAGAAGGTTGTTTGTGTAAATAACAAAGGTATAGATTTAAATCTTTTGCCTACTATTCCTATTGAAGGGAAAATTTATACTGTAAGGGGATTTTTATCTGCTGAATTGGCTGCAAACAAGGAGGCAGGCATTTATGTTGATGAAATTATCGGAAACGTTGGAAAAAATGGCGTGGAACATGCCTTTAAGATGTTTCGATTTATCCCTTTGGATATCTATGAGAAGCAAAATTCTCTTATCAATAAAATCCGCAAGAGCGTCGAAGTAGGCGACTATGACGCCGCGCTTGACCACGAAGAAAATCCTTATAAGGTTTTGGTACCTTCGGAGGTTTAATGTATTCTTCCACCATCGATCTGCGGCGCGTCTATAAGCCTGAGTATGAACGGTTCTATCGTTGCATTGGCGAGAACCGCCAAGGTTATTTCTACGTTGATATAAAAGAATTTCGAAAAAAAGAAATTGACATTTTAAAACCCTATGTGTTAGGTTATCGCTTAGTTTACGATGAAGAAAGCGGCACAGCCATTTGTTTTGCTTATTCAGATTTATTTGATAAGCTTGGTTATGGCGATCCGGTTCCTCCTTATCGTTTTTTTAATATGAATTTTGGCGTGAAATTTGAAAGGATTACCTAATGACTTTTCCGCTTATCAAGACGATTGACGACGTGCTTCCGCATATCAAGGATAATGATAATTTCTCCGTGAATAGGAAGGACGATTATATTGTAATCGACTACATTCTTAGTACGCCAGAGACTTTCAACAATCCTTATGAGAAGGAGTGCCGTGGCATCATTTTCTATGAGGATGGACGCATTATGTCGCGTCGTCTTCATAAGTTCTTCAACGTTAACGAGCGCGAGGAAAGCCTTGCGCAGAATATTGACTTCTCCAAGCCGCATGTGATCCTGGAGAAGCTTGACGGTTCGATGATCACGCCAATGATTTCCAATGGCAAGCTGACGTGGGGAAGCAAGGCCGGTGTCACCTTCCTGACGCCGCAGATTGAGGAATTCGTGAAGAAGAATCCGCAGTATGCGGAATATGCTGCTTTTTGGCTTGAAAATGATGTTACTCCAATTTTCGAGTGGTGCTCCAATCAGAATCGCATTGTCATTTCCCATCCTGTGGATCGACTTGTCCTTATTGCGATTAGGGACAATACTTCTGGTGCTTATCTTCAATACGATTTTATGAAATTTGGTGCTAATTATGAAGATATCGAGGTTGTGAAGGCCTATCCCGGCACTGTGGAGAGCATGGAGAAGCTGATTGAAATCACTAAGCCTCTGGAGGGCACTGAAGGCTTTGTGGTGCGGTTTGATGATGGCGAAATGTTCAAGGTCAAGGCCGATCAATATTGCCTCTTCCATAAGTCCAAGGACGATCTGATGCACGAAAAGAACGTCGTCGCCATCTTGGTTGACGGGAAGGCGGATGATTTTCGGGTATTGCTTTCCGAGGATGATCGGAAGAAGTTTGAGAATTTTGAAAATACATTCTGGCATCATATCCATGCCAATGCTTCAAATTGGTACCTTTCTTGGTTTCTGTGCAATCACAAAGAAATGACTAGAAAGGATTATGCTTTGGATGCTTCCGTGAAGTATCAGCATTCCGCTTTCTTGAAGTCGATTATTTTTAAGTTCTTCGAACGGAATGCAATCCACGTCAAGGAAATCCGAGACGAAATTGTCAATATTATTAAAAAGAATACCGGCTCACAATCCAATATCGATAAGGTAAGGGAACTGTGGAACGGGGCGAAGTGGATTTATCAATAAGAGAGGGACTATGAATAATCAGGTAGTTGAATGCATTAAGAGCTTGGGTAAGGAAATGTATTTGAAGAACGGTAAGCTGTACAACGTGCAATTTACCGTTTATATCGGGGAAACTGAGTTTTATAGTCTTAAGGAGATTCGCAATATGCTCTTTGAGACGTGGCGATTCATTCCAGCGCCAAAGCCCGGTTACTCCGCTCCTACGCCAGCATCGGTTAAAACGATTAACGACAATGAGGAAGAGGAACAGCGCTTAGCTGCTTAGCGTACCCTTCACGCGCACTTGCTCCGTATTGGCGTAAACAAGGGCTCCTGTATTGCTCGTAAATTTCACGAAAAGGTACAGGACCCTTTCATTAATGCTTACGGAATTGGCGATCCATTGCGCGGTGGTGTTTCCTGGTGCGGTGAGAGTCAAAGAATAGTTAACGGAATTCGGCGTATTTGTGGTGATCGGACTCAGATTCGCAGTCAAAACGCCGACTTCGACGTTTCCGTTCATAACGTCTTGTAAATCAAGGGTTGACAGGAAGGCGTTGGCGCTCCAGGACGCCGTATTGGAGAGGGCGACGTTGGTTGTGTATGAAAAATCCGCGCCTGCGTAAACCGATTGTGAAAACATTTTTACCCCTAAATTGATCCTCGGAAATATTTATCAAAAAGATTCAGCTTGACGCTCAGCCAAATATCACTTATAAGATTTGCATTGGGCGAAGGGATTGGCTCTTCACCCGGCAAATTTTGAGGTGGTAAGATGACTGACAATGTTGAAACAATGGCTTGGACCGGCGAAGTTCCCTGGCATGGTCTTGGCCATCGGGTAGCTGGCAATCTGACGCCTGCCGAAATGATGGTCGCCTCTGGAACCGATTGGGAAGTCATGAAGGTTCCGGTTTTCGCCAAGTTCCGCAAGCAAATTATTGATATTCCGAAGAATGAAGCGCTGATCCGCGTGACGGATGGCAAGGTTCTTGACATGGTTGGAACGGATTGGGAACCGCTCCAGAATGCCAAAGCTTTTGAATTCTTTAAGGAATTCGTTGAAGCTGGCCAGATGACGATGGAGACTGCCGGTTCGCTCCGTGGTGGTCAGTTCGTTTGGGTTCTCGCTAAGGTCAATCGCAGCTTTACCCTTTTTGGCGGGGATCGGGTCGAAAGCTATCTCCTTTTCACTAATCCGCATAAGTATGGATGGATGATCGATACCCGATTTACCGCGATTCGGGTTGTTTGCAACAACACTCTGACGATGGCTCTTGGCAAGGGTGGGAATTTCTTCAAGACTTCGCATCGCGTCGAATTTGATCCGAAGAAGGCCAAGGAAGCGCTGAAGATTGCCGAAAAGAAGCTCGACAATTACAAGGAAGTCGCCGCTTTCCTTGGTTCGAAGCGCTACACCGACGAAACCGTCATGGAATACTTCAATCGGGTTTTTCCGGTTCAGGTGGTCAAGGAGGAAGGTGAGAGCAAGCGCAAGGTCTCCAAGAACGCCAAGCTGGCGCAACTGGCGCTTACCCATCAGCCTGGGGTTGATTTTGCTCCTGGTACGTGGTGGAATGCTCTGAATGCGGTGACTTACGTTACCGATCACCTCATGGGCCGAACCGATGAAAGCCGAGTTGAAAATTTCTGGTACGGTCCTGTCAAGGATAAGAAGCTCCAGGCTTTCGAGCTTGCTACGGAAATGGCCAACGCCTCCTAAGCAAGTCTAATAAGAGACCAAACAAACCCCTGAGAAATCAGGGGTTTTTTATTTGCAAGAAAAAAATTAGACTTCCAAAAAAATAACTGTTGACAACTTAGTGTCCGATCTGTACATTGAAACACATGGAGGAAATGAGTCCTCCAGAAACCTGCCAAACTGGTTTTAATTCATCATGATAGGAGACTGAGTAATGCGAATGAGTGACACTATTGGAAATAGGGTTGCCGAAATCCTTTCGAGGCTCCCTAAGGGTCATACGAGAGCGGAGGCTTTCCAGGCCATCAATGAGGCGAAGATTTTGGACCGCAAGGGGAAGCTGATTATACCCTCTGTCTGGTACCATTCTCTCTGCTATAATACCAACACCAACGGTAAAACGATAATGCAGGAGCTTTATCCTGACTTCGTTCCTACCGAGAGCCCGTATCCGCGCAAGAGCCTGCGCGCGGCGGAAGCGGAAAAGAAGGCGGAAACCGAAGAGATAGAGGCGATTGCCTTTATGAAGGGTCTTCGCGACGAAATCGACCGTTTTCTTGGTTCGGTTCGCGACGAAATCGACCGTCACCTCGTCTCCAGGATGGGAACGGAAGCGCGTCCTGAGGTGAAGGATAATGCGATCCATGCCTCGATCCACGCCAGCGACCGGGATATCGGGAGGGTGGTCAGCGATTTGACTGGCCGCCGGAAAAGAGCGTAATCCCATGTAGGGTATGGGGAATTTTTATCCTCCCCATACCCATTTTTTGTTCAAAATGTGTTGACAAAACGGCAAACCAAGCTAATCTGAAAGGGTTAGGGTGTGGCAACAATAATTTCTATGAAAGGGGCTATGAATGTATTCTATTATTTCCAACTCTGGTGAAGGCCATGGCATCTATACCGACTTCGTTGAGGCCTGCGAGGATGCGGTAAAGCTGAAGAATGAAAGCGGAGAGGAACATCACGTCTACGACATCGAAAAGGCATGGTCCACCGAGCTTTTGGAGCCTAACGTCGTTTTCCACAATTTCCAGGTTGTCAAACGGCGCGCGTAAATTTTTTTGTTCGGAAATCGCCCCAGCCAAAAGTTGGGGCGATTTTTTTTGTCCAAAGTCCATAATTTCTTGTTCAATGGGGTTGCCTTATTTTTTCTTTATGGTATCTTTTCCTTGTTGTTTGAAACTTAAATATGGAGGAAAGGAAATGTGGGACACGATCATATTTGTTTATGGCATTGCGGAGCACGTTGAAGGCTTCGTTGCGGTCTTCCTGGTTGTGAAGGATAGCCGCGAATTTGTTTTTCACGTTCATCATCATGTCACGCATCACTACAAGGCGTTTCAGCGCATGGTGACGAAGCGTGGTAAGAAGAAGAAGGAGATTTTGGTATGAAATTCATTTTCTCCTTCTTCAAAAACAATCGGAAGGAGCCTGAGGTTCGGGTTCAAATGACCTTCTATACCTCTTGCTTCTTCCGATGAAGATTCTAATTTGCGGTGGGAGGGATTGTGACCCTCTCCAGGTCAGAGACTACCTCAATAATAATATCAAAAAGATTTTCTCTGATCTAGGACTTGGTTATTATAATATAACCATTATTCAAGGCGGCGCTAGAGGCGCGGACCACGGCGCAAAGCTGTTTGCCGATCAGCATTCCTATCATATGGTCGAATTTCCCGCTGATTGGAAGAAGTATAAGAAGGCGGCTGGTCCAATTCGAAATCGTCAAATGATTATCGAAGGAAATCCTGATTTAATCATTGCCTTTCCTGGTGGAAGTGGTACAATGAATATGATTAAGCAAGGGCGGGATAATAATATCCCTGTCTATGAAATTCCTAAAAGGAGTGAAGATCATGGGAAAGAAGCGGATTGAAGTTGTGGAGAAGCCAGAATGATTGATTATGAAGAAGAAAAGAGACTTCTGAATAATTGGCGTGGACGGCGCTTGTTGGCGTGTCGAGCGGTGGATACGCTGGTCCATGTTATCGAGAATATCGGTAAGGAGGACGGCTCGCAATTGCCTCCTGACACTGGCCTTCCGTCTCCCCCAAATCCCGCTCTTCGGCGCGAATTTAGAAATGTGGCGGCAACCCTTCTGCGTCTCATTTTATTGAGCAATGATGGCCACGTTTCGCCAATGACTCTGAACACTTTTTGAAATAAATAGAAATATGTCCTGGTAACTCCCTCCGCTACGAACGGAGCCATTAAAAAGAGTAATTGGAAGGTATGAAGGTTCGATTCCTTTCCAGGGCTCCAAATTTAGGCTGTGTAAACGAGGGGAGCTTCTACCTCCTTAGCCGTAACTGGATTTGAAAATGCGGGTTCGACTCCTGCCACAGTCGCCATTCATACAAAGGAAATAAATGCAAGCTAATTTTGAATTTAATATCGAAGGATTTAGGAATGAGGTGAATGCTCTTTGCGACAAAGATGTTGATTTCCTCTCAGCGGTGCTGACGGTTTGCGAGCGGAATGATATCGAGCTTGAAACGATTTCCTCAATTATCAAGAAAGACCCTGAGTTGAAATCGCGCATGTTCCTGGTGGCGGAAAAGCTCAATTTTCTTAAAAAGACTCTACCGGAACTTCCTGATTTGGAGGAAGAAGAATGAAGGATTTGAAAGAAGATGCTTCGATAAAAGGAATCCCTCTGCCTTCTTTGAGTCTATATTCATTAGATTCTTTGGTTGACGAATTAAATTGGCGCAACTATGATTTCCTTGAAGACGTTGACGATTGGGACTTAAGAAACGAATTTGATAATCGAGGGCTCAATTGTCGAGTTTGTAAAGGTCTGGATGAAGAGAAAGAAAGACTTGAAAAATTGATGCATGAAGCTTATATTATGTCCATTGAGGTGAAGCCGAATCTCGAAAAAATTCGAGATTTTGTTGAGAAAAACTTCAAAATCTGATATGTATGTGAGTGAAAAACGATAAATAATGACAGGAGCAATCCTAACAAAAAACCAAAGATACTTAAATACTCAGATACAGGAGATAACTAGTTGGTAGATTTTAAAAACCTTAAGAAGAATCGTGCTGCTGCCTTTGAAAAGCTACAAGAATATAATGAACAACTTAATGACAGTGGATTCGAGAAAGACCCCGATGATTGGTATCCGGGTGTAGACAAGGCTGGTAATGGTTTAGCGATTATTCGCTTTCTGCCCGCAATCAACGATGACGATTTGGATTACGTTCGTTGGTGGGAGCATAATTTCCAGGACCCTACGACAAAGAAGTGGTACATCGAGAACTGCTTGTACACTCTGAACAAGGGCAAAGACCCTGTTATGGAGTTCAACAAAAAGCTGTGGGATTCCGTTGAGGATTCCGAATCGGCTAAGGAGCATCCGAACCGTAAGCAGGCGACTCGTCAGGCTCGTAAGACCAATTACCGTGCGAATATTTTTGTCATTGACGATACTGTCAATCCTGAACATAACGGTAAGGCGAAGAAGTTCCAGTACGGCAAGTGGTGTCAGGATAAGATTGACGCTTTGATCTTTCCGAAGTTTGCTGGTAAGACGAAGATTAATCCATTCGATTTGTGGGATGGTGCTAACTTTGTAATTGAAGTGACTAGCGAAATGAAGGGTGGTAAGAAGCAAAGAAACTATTCTACTTCTCACTTTGAAAATCCTGGTGCGTTGGCGGATGATAAGACGATGGAGGAAATCTTCAATTCCATCCAGGGTTGGTCATTAAAGGAATATTTGAATCCTAGTCGGTTCAAGCCTTACGCTGATCTGAAGAAGCGACTTGATGAAGTGGTCGGGTTCGATACTGCTAAGTGGACTCCGAACGGCATTCGTCAGACTGTGCGCGAACCTGAGGCGCAACCAAAACAGTCTACAAGCGTAGCGGCTAAGCAGCAAAAGGAAGTTCAGGCTTCCGAACAGGATGAAAGCGAAGATTTCTTCAATAATTTGAAGGATGACGCAATCCCGTTCTAGAACATACAAAAATAATATGGGCTAAAAGAAGAGGTGAGGGAACGCCGCCGTGCTCGTTGATCTAGGCGTGACTGGTCTGAGAGAAGGCCACTCCTTAGGAAAAACTCCGCAAAGAAGTCAAACTTTGCGGAGTTTTTTTATGTTCCTTTAGGGATGCCGCGCTTTGGTGCCTGGAGGACGCTAAAAGGGCTCACAAGCGGGTTTAACGGCTGGGAAGGCGGATTCGTCCCTGGATTATAAGAAGGCGCTCCAGAGGCGCTGTAATCAGGCATATTGCGAATTGTCTCGACCATTTGCTGAGATTTTCCCCATGTGGAAATGCCGATGATCGCACCCATCGCAAAATGAAAGATACCTCCACCTTGCAAGGTTAGGGGTTGCCATTGCACAATTGGGTAATGAAAGTAAGCCAGAATGAGGACATTGAGAATCGGCGCAATCAGGAAGTCGAAGCATATAATTGTTAGATAGAGCCATGCTGCAAATAGATGCCATTGGTTGAACCAACTCTGTTTCAATAAGTCTTGCTGGATTGGATCGATAGCCTGCGGGTCCAATAGGTTTCCTTCCGATAAATATAACTATTAATATTTATCAGGGGATTTCAATCTAAAATGGCAAGTATGGAAGGCCAGTCACCATTCATGAAGGCTCTAAATGCGTCAAGCGGCTTTATTGTCTCTTCCGCGTTTCCTCAAGTGGACACATTTCTTAAATACATCGAAGAAAAATTTACAGAAAAAGACAAAGAAAAAAAAGAAGAAACAGCCGACAAGGAAGAGAGCCGCAATCGTTCCCGCTCCAGTTCTCGCGGCGGCTTAAGCTCTTCTGCGATTGATGTTATTGATCAAGGCTTTGACGAACTTCACAACGATCTTGACAAGACGAATATTATTCTCACGTTGAGCCTGGAGGCGCAGAATAATACAAATAAGCTACTAGAAAAATTAATTCTTAGCGGTGGCGGCGGTCGTGGCGGATTTGGCGGCGGTGGTGGAAATATTATTAATGACGTTGAAAAAATCGGCATGTGGGAGCTTGGAAAGAAACTTATTGGAGGGCTCTTCACTGATGGCCTAATTGCCGCTCTAGGTTCGGTGGCGACGGTAGGAGCGATTGGCGGCGCGGCTGGTGGTGGCGGCGCTATGTTGCTTGCCAATTCCAGAGAAAACAAGCTAGAGGAAGAAAGAGCTAGAGATTTAGGTATCTCCGTTGAGGAATTAAGAAAAAAAGAACCTGATTTAATTACAAAATCTGGAATGACTCCTGACGAATATAAGGAGAATCACGCCAAGATTGACGCTCTGATGCCTATCATCAATAATCAGAATAATTTGATTGAGGCGTTGCGCGAGCAAATTGAGGAATTGAAGAAACTTCATAGAGATTATACATTTCAACAAGAAAAAATGGAAGACCTTGAGAAAAAAAGAGACGAAAACGTCAGAACAATCGAAACGTTAAAGTCTCAGACTGGCGAGAGCGGCGGTTCGGATACTCTTAAGAATAGAAGTCCTGATGTTGCCGATCTTGATAGAGAAATGAATAAGGTCGCCGTCGCCGCTGGTAGTCACAATCCTCCGATGCCAACGTTCGGAAATCAAGGCATTGAGGCTGCACAGTCAAGAAATCAAAATGCAATTGAACAACTTCAGAGTAGAATTCATGGTCATTCTACAGCAACCGGAGGTGATGTAAATTATGGTGATGAAAGTAAATCGACTGGAGTTGCAAAAGGATCGATAACTTCATCCTTATTTCGTGGTGAATCGGGCGGAAGCTATGATATTTTCAATTATAATGGAGGACGAAATGTAGGCCATGGTGATCTTCAGAATATGACGATTGGACAAATTATGGAGGCTCAGCGTCAGGGTAAAATCTTTGCCGCTGGTGCTTATCAAATGATTCCAAAAACTTTACAAGCTGGTGTCGAGCATTTGCATCTTGATCCTAGTCAAAAATTCGATAAGGCTACTCAGGATAAACTCTATACTGAGTGGCTTGCTGGTGCGAAGCGACCACAGATTCGTGATTATATTATGGGGAAGAATGATAACTTGGAAGCCGCGCATCTGGCTACCGCGCAAGAATGGGCTTCGGTTGCCTACCATGGAAAAAGTTATTATCCTAATGACAGAGCTTCTATTTCTGATGAGCAAATTGAATCTGCGTTGCGAAAAGGGAGGGAAATCTTCGCAAAAACAGGAAATTATAAAGCCGCTCTTGACGGTATGATTCCTAATAATTCTAATGATTCGCACGATCAGAATAGAACCGCCCTATTAGCGGCTGGAACAAACGATTGGGAAAGTAAGGAAAAATCCTACAAGGGCGTCAAAGATTCGCTCCAGGCGCTAAAGGATAAGGGTTACGATCCTGTACTAATTCTTCCAAATAAGAATGTTAGAGGAAAAAGTGACGCCTATGACGGCGCTTTGCAGGCTGCAAGTGAAATGGGAATCAAGACTGAATATCCATCCGGCTTCAGCGCTGGCGCTGATAGTATCCATATGTCACCTCAAGCGGCTAAGGAAATCAGAGCGAAATATCCAGGAGCATATATCACTGGCGATAGCAATTCGGTTAGATTAGGGGCAAAGGAAGGCCAAAGTGGTTTCACTGGTAAAGGCGGTGAATTTATTGCTGATAAAATAAGAGCAACCAGAGCTTTGACTGAAACCACAGTTCCTGGATTTTCAAGAACTGTAAATCCATTTCTTCCTCCTGATATTCAATCTAATGGTGAGGATATCACAAAGCAAATATTGGCTGAAACTCAGCCAAGAATTGAGTTGCCTCCTGATGCACAGTCAAGCGGCGCTGATGTCACAAGGCAAATTCTAGGCGATTTGCCTCCTGATATTAAAACTAGTGGCGACGATGTTACAAAACAAATACTAGCCGAATCTAAATCTCAACAGAAAAATAATCAGCCGCCTATTCCCGCCAATTGGTTTGCTTTACAAGCTGGTGATACTAGTTATGCGAATCTAAGACGCGGCGGCTATGAGATCGACAACCGCAATCAGAATCCGATGCTTGATTTTTCTGCTATCGATCCCCCTAACTTCGGTCCTGCTATTTCTAATGCGAACGTAGATAATGAAGTCAAAAAGATGCAAACGACTAAGCCAGCTTCAGCCGAAGTGAAGCATTCATACGATTCTGATAAATCTTCTAAGGATGACTCTTCGGATAAGAAAAAATCAAGCGATAAGAACGACGCTGGAACCGTCGCGCCTCCTGATGAACGATTAAGAAAACTATTTGACAATTATAATGTAGCGTGATACGACCCTCTTCCAGGAACTCGTTTTGTTTGCTGCGGCATTAATCAGGCGATTGACGTTGACTTGCGTAAATATGAGTGATATAAGAATCTTTCTCAATCATATAAATAATCAAAAGGAGAATAAAGATGGCAAATGAAG